CCTAGTCCTTGGCCTACGCCTGCCTGTGCCTGCTGCCCCTGATAGCCCATCATGCCAAACGAGTTAGCCATGTTAGCTTGGTTCATCATTTCTTGCTGGCCTTGGCCCATAGCTTGGAAAGCTGCTTGGTTCATGGCACCTGCCTGTGCACGGGCCATAGCGGCATCCTCAGCCGTTCCACCGAACTGACTACCCCTTACACCCCCTCGTCCCATAGAGTACTCACGGGCCTGCTGCTGCGCTCTCTGGGCGTCTAGGGCTGGCTGCTGCATAGCCATAGCCCTGTTGTAGATGTCTTGTTCTCGTCCTGCCGTGCCTTGCATAGCGCTTGCCATGGCCTGCTGACTTGCCCCGAAAGACCCGGCCTGCTGTGCTTGTACTCCCTGTAAGCTGCCCTGCATAAGACCAGTTGCCTGTCCTAGCATGGAGTTACTGCTGTTAGCGCCTGCGAGACCAGAGGCTGCGTTAAGGCCGTTGATAGCTGCGCCTAGCTGAGCGTTGCCTTGCAATGCAGAGGCAGCAGCTGCTGCGTTTCCGAAGCCTGCGTTAGCGCCTGACAAAGCAGCGTCTGCCCCTGCCATCATAGCGGCGTCAGGGCCTACGCCTAGACGCGTGCTGCCATCTGCTAGGACCTGAGTCCTGCCCAGACCCGTGTGAACACCATAGCCTTTAAAGGCCGTGTCTCCTTGGAGCTGTCCGGCTAGTGCTCCCATTTGAGTCTGAGCTGCCGCGCCTGTGTCTTTCAGGTCTTGAGCCAGCAGATGCCCTCCAGCAACACTAGCCCCTGCGGCAATCCCACTCTTGTTCTGATTAAGCCACTCAAGGCCCTTGCCTGCTATATCTGCTGCTGTCTGTAGCGCACTCATAACTGTCTCCCTAGGAGCGTCTGCACGTTGATCTCTTGGACGCTTACTTCATTGCCTAATATCTTAATGTCTAATCCAATACGCACTAGATCTCCGCTCCCTGTTGTGTTGATCTTGTACCGCCTTATCGTAGAGCCAGAGGCCCCGAAGGTGGTGTCTCCAAATGTAGCTTCGCTATAATAAGCAGGTATAAGTGCATCAATACCAATAGCTTTCTTTCTTGTTAGGTTCCCGTCGAATCCCCACCGGGCCGTAGCGCTGGTCTCCTCGAACAAGGAGAATATAGTATAGTCAATAGACTTCAATAGCTTAGCGTTAGTAGGGCTTCCGAAGTCCAGTGGCATAGAAGCCCACTTGAACTCGTACGGCTTGTCGTTCCATTCTCTATACCCTGTGTACTTAAGGATGCCGTTGCTGTTTGTGTTACCACCCAGTAGTATCTCGGTAGTACCTTGGTTCTCGTAATAGAACATCTTCTCAAAGAAGCAACGATTCCACTTAGTCGTCTTAAGACCACCCGCCTGAGAAGGCGCTAGGGCTGACATAACAAAAGCCTGTGCTGTGTCAGGAAAGAGACAAACAATAACATCTTCAGCAGGCCAGTAGCTAAGGGATACCCTCCTCTGGTTTGCTTCCCCTATGATACGTCGGATGTCTCCTCGAACATTACGGCTGAGGTCTCCAATCGGTACGGACTTCTCTTGTATGGTGCGGCCTAGCGACCGTATGCCGCTGTCGTCTACAAAGAGTACGTCTGATCCTGTGTTGACCACAGCGTCCCTGCTGATAGCTCCTATGTTCTTTAGCGTGTCCTGTAGAGAGATACCGTCCGCTCCTGCGGGGTCTCCTGACGCTGCGTTAGCATACAGCAGTATGGACTCACGACCAAAGACTACTAGGAAGTTGTTGTGTGCTTTAATAGATACGATTCTATCGCCGCCGTTAGGCCAGTACTCACTGACGTCAATGATGCCGCCTGTGTTCTGAGTGTCTGTTGGTGTGGCCTTGCCGTCGTACCACTGCGTGCCTATTAGCAGGTCACTGTAATAGATTGTGTTGTAGTCTCCGTTCACTCCGGCTACCCACATACGTCCGTAAGCTGCTAAGGCCACGTCCCCATCAACACTAGTAGCAATAATGCCGGTATCGTCCTGAGGCGGTATGTAGTTCGCAGCGTCGTCCATGCTTGCAACACTAGTCCCGTCGTAGATAAGCGCAGGGTTTCCTGAGCTGAATATGTACAAGGCATCGTTGAAGTACACGATCTGAGAACCGCCTACCTCCACAGGAACAGGATCAATAGGAAGAGTAAGTGCGTTCAGGTTGTCCCCGTCTCGCTCACACAAGAAGTAGTCCGTCTGAACTACTGAGTTGTCGGAGGCATACTGATCTACCCTAACCACAACTAATACATGATAGATTCCGTTGATGTCTCCACCGCCCATCTGAGTAACTATCTTTTCTTTACGTACCATCTGTACGTTGTTTAACTCATTAGTGTTTATAACCTTAGTGTCTGTTGCAAAGGCCAGCCTCGAACCTAGACGACCTAGCCGATCAATCACCGCATTGTCAGCGGAGAGTGCATAAGTCAGGTCCTGACCTAAGGGGCTGTCTTCGGTGTTGAGTCCTTGAAAGGCTGGGGCGCGTACTAGAATGTTCTGAAGCTGTTGTGCCATTAGTTAGTCCACTCGTATAAGTTAAGGGCCGCGTCATGAGCGACGGCATCCTTAAGATACTGGGCCGCTAATCCGAATATCTCAGCAGATGTCTGACCGCCTACTTCCCCGCGCTCTCGCGCAGCTAAAGCATAAGCGTAATAGACAACAGGCTGAGAAGGAACAAGTAACCTATCAGAATCTAAGGTTAGTTCATCTTGGTTTCTATAGCCAATTACAGATAGATCAAAAGACTCACTAGAAGAAGGGAAGATACGAATACGTAGATCTCCCTGCACCTGCCCGTCTACTGCGTAGTACTGAGGAGTAGCCAGCGCAGTAGTGCGTAGGCGCTTGTTACGCATGTCAGCTGGGTGCAATTCCTTGAGCTTACCGAACGGCCCCCATATCTCCTCAATCGTAGGGTTCTGTCCACTGTCGCTCAGCGTAATGAAGTCACCCCCTTGCAGTACTGTCTCGTCCCAATCGTGCCGTAAGGCATTGAAGTGGAAGGAGTCCTCAACCATTGTCTTAGCATCGTTGACGTAAGTACACACCAGCTGGACGACTGCATCTTCATCAGCCACTGTTGCTACTGTGTCCTCTCGGAGTAGCTTCAGGACTCTATTGACTATCTTAAGATATGTCATTAAACATACTCCTTACCTTTCCTATAGTAGGTGCGTATTTACTTAAAGATGGATTCTGAATAGTAGTGTACCTGAATAAATCAGACCACTCAGGAGAGCCTTCCCCTTTGCCTCCCTCGGCAAGGGTATCACCGTCGCCGTTTCCGTCGCCGTTGCCGTCACCACCATCGCCTTCCCCCGTGCCATCATTCCCGTTACCGTCGCCGTTGGTTCCGGTCTCTCCATTGCCGTTCTCTCCATTGCCAGTAACGGCATCTACAACTTCACCCGCTGCGACTACGGCATCAGTAATTGAGTCGCCATCTTCAGTCTCTTCAGTTGCTTCAGTTGCTTCAGTTGCTTCAGTCGCTTCAGTAGCGTCAGTAGCGTCAGTAGCGTCAGTGCTGACGTCAATCACGTCAATCACGTCAATCACGTCAGTATCCTCAGTCTCCTCAGTCTGATCTCCTGTGGTGTCTGTTTCTGTGTTTGTTCCAGTGGCATTGAGGTCGCCCCCGACTCCTTGAGAGCCTACCATGTCTGCCTCAGGTATGAAGTCTCCAATAGTATACTGCCCCTGAACAACGTAGAGGTCTCCGTCTGTGCTGTCTCTAACAATCCACGAACCGTCTCCTGCCTGCTCGATGACCTCGTACTGGTTGTCACTGCCACTGTTTACGGTGCTTGAATTCGTATCTTCTGATGCGTCTGTTGGGTCAGGAGCACCGCCTCCTCCTGATTCCTCTTCGACTACAGTCTCAAAGTTTCCTGTGTTTATCTGTACGTTGTTAGGATCAAATATAACATTACCGTTCTCGTCGTACTCACCCTCCGAATCCTCAGAAGGCTCTACTTCTTCCCACACAACGTCTCCGTACGTTTGTTCAAACGCACCATTACTAACCTCGTTAATGGCATTTGATACAGCCTTTCCTATGTCTCCTATTGAAGTTACAGTACCTTCACCGAAGTCCCCGAACACGCCACCTGAAGCTCCCTTGACTGCATCGTTGACTATTTGGTTGATGTCTACATCTCCCGTAGTAGCTGCTTGGCTTGTTAGGCTGAGGATAGACGAAGACAGACCACCCGCCGCAGCCGCTGACATGCCTGTAGTAGCAACCAGCTGGGCAGCAAGAGCAGGAGCAGCGGCCATCAGTGCGGCAGCCCCAGCGGCTAGAACGTAGTCTCCGAAGTCTGTCCTATTCATCTTGTAAGTTCTAGCGTAGCCGGTGCCTGTCCACCTGAATCTATCACCCTTCTCGTTAGTGAACTCCTCGGTAGGAATGCCGTACTTCTGCATCAGGGCTTGGTTCTCTTCGCTGTTCATCCAAGAGGCATAGGCCCCCTGTCGAGCCATGCCGTCTGACTGTCG